CAAGCAATTGAGTTCAATGATTTGATGAGAAAGTCCTCATACTCCTTTGAGCTAGTAAACAATCAACTTAGAATATTCCCACGACCCGTCAGAGATTTCAAATTGTGGATTGAGTATATAGTAAAGGAAGAACGTGCTAATCCATTGAAATATCAACCAATATCTGGTTCTGGTGTAACAGGACTTGTTTCCGATATGTCTAACGCTCCATATGATTTCATGGTATATTCAAACATAAATTCGGTTGGACATAGTTGGATCTACAATTACGGACTTGCATTGGCAAAAGAAATGTTAGGATATGTTCGTGGTAAGTACGGAAGTATTCCAATTCCAAACGGTGAAACAACACTAAATGCATCGGACTTACTAAGTGCAGCCTCAGCGGAAAAACAGGCTTTAGTTGAACAACTTAGAACAATGTTAGACACAATGACTCGTTCCAAGTTACTTGAAGCAAAACGACTTGAGGTAGAGGCACTTGGTGTTTCACTAAATGCAACGCCTTTGAAAATTTACATAGGATAAATCCATGCCACTATTTCATGGACAACGAGATGCTTCTTTGGTTCACAAGCTCAATACCGAATTGATTGTGGATATTATAGATACGGAAATTGCTTTATACAAACTTTCATTGAATCAAACGAAGACTAATATATATGACGAGTCCGATAAGAAGATTTACAATAGACCAATAAAAATATCATCTATAATAAATCGTCAACCACAAACCTTTGAAGGAACTGAGTTCGGACAAGACTACACTCAGATTTGTGATTTTGGATTTATTCGAGAAATTCTAAAAGATATAGAAACATATGTTGAAGTTGGTGATGTTATAGAATACAACGGCGAATATTGGGAAATTGATGCTATCCAAGAAAATCAATACTTTGGTGGTAAAAATCCCGATTACTCGTTTGCAACAGAACGTTGGGGTCACAATGTTTCTATCATCGCAAATACACACCTAACACGACGTTCAAGAATTCATGTAGAAGATATACGTTCAGCACCAAGAATTAGCGAAGATAACAATTTACCGGATAATATCTAATGGCAAAAAATTCATCACCATACCGTAAACCACCGATTACAAAAACAATTGATTCTTTCATAGACGATAAAAATCTAGTTGAAAGACCAAGAATTGATTTAGGTAGATCGAGAAACACACAAATTCGTAGAGATAAAGACAAAACAAAAAGTATCGGCATCACGTTATATGATATAGATTTTGCCGTCAAGTCATTCATAGAACAAACAATGCAACTGAGTGTTGAGGATAATGGTGAAACTGTTTTAGTTCCAATCCTTTATGCTAATGCGGAAAAGTGGGCATCTATACAACGAAACGGGTATCTAAAAGATAAAAAAGGAAAAACTCTTGTACCACTCATTACTTTTAGACGTTCTGGTGTAAATATGAAAAGTGAAATGAGACGTAATAAGGTTGCAACAACGAATCAATTAGGATATGTTGTAAAGCCAAAATATTCTGTAAATTCACCATATGACCGTTGGTCGAGTTTATATGGAAGTAATGAAAAAACTCCACAGGAATACTATATAACTCCTATACCTGATTATGTAGATGTTACATATGATTTCATAGCTTGGACTGAGTATCAAAATCAATTGAACTTTTTAGTTGAACAATTTGTATATTTCACAGGGCAATCATTTGGTGAAAAGAATTCTCTAAAATTCGCAACAAACGTTGATTCATTCACTATGGAAGATAATAACACTACTGGTCAAGACCGAATCATACGTTCATCTTTCCAAATAACAGTTCATGGTTATTTACTACCAAAGATTGCCGGAAATCAAGTAACAACAAAACGTGTGGTATCAATGAACAAAGTTACATTCGGACAGGAGGCGTATAGAGACATTGAAACGCCATTCAAAAAGAATAGCGATATTTACGATTCAGGTCAATTCCGTAGTTTGAACACTGACTCTAGAGAAAGACTAGAAGATTTACAACGAAGACTAAATGATTTTGGAGAAAATGGTCTCAATAACTCTCCAGAAGTATATCCTACGGAATTTGATTGATATTTATTAGTACAACTATATTGGTTTTATTTTAACATAAGAGGTTTTTATGGAAGAGAATACAGAAAAAGATTTTCAAACTGACGATGTGCAGGCTGTGAAAGATTTACAATCACGATATGCTACAAACACGGCTCAAATTGGTCAGGTTGAAGTCGAGCTCCACTTACTGAAAAGACGATTGGTTCAAATTGAAGAACTTAGAATGAATCTTTTCAACACATATGATGATTTACAAAAAGAAGAAAAGGAACTTGTAGAAAGTCTAAATCAGAAGTATGGTGATGGTGTTCTTGACTTAGATTCTGGTAAATTTATACCATCTGCTAAATAAGTTTGAGTTTTTTGACTCATATTTATAGTAGAGATAATTACACAATTTTTTGGAGATAAATAGTGGCTAATGAAAGAATTGTAAGTCCTGGCGTGTTTACGGTAGAAAAGGATCTTTCGTTCTTACCACAGGGAATTGCACAGATTGGTGCAGCACTTATCGGACCAACAATGAAAGGTCCGGCATTTGTTCCTACGGTAGTTCAAGGATATAGTGACTTCGTAACACATTTTGGTGGAACATATGAGCAATCATATCTTCCTTATACCGCGAAGAGCTACCTGAATAATGCAGGTAGTGCAACAATCGTTCGCGTTTTGGGTTCAGGTGGATATTCCTTGAAACATCCGGTTGCAGTTGTTGCAACTGGTTCATATGGAAAGAGATTGATTTCCTTCCTTCACCCAACATTCGTCGTAACAAGTGCAGATACAGTTTCTTTATTTGACAAATCAACTCTTGCTTCAAATACAAGTGGTTCATTTGTTATTAGAGTTTCTGGTTCATTTACAACTGATACTTCTGCTTTTACAAACGCTGTAGATGAAAATGGCACACCATTCAGTGCTTCTATTGATCCAGAATCGAGTGCTTTCATTGGTGATCTTTATGGATACAATCCATATGGAACAAAGGTGGTTTACAACTATGTGAACTTCAAATGGGCAGCTTCTGCTTCACTTGCTGCTGATCCAGCAACAACAATCATAATTGAAAGTGGTTCAGCTGCATCACCGTGGGATTTCACAAACGATTACCTTGAAGCATCAACGCCTTGGGTTACTTCTCAAAAGGTCGGTGGAACTGCAACTGATTTGATCAAGTTCCATACACTTTCTCACGGTATTCATGCAAACTATGAAGTAAAGGTTGGTATTGCAAACGTCCGTCCAGCTGGCACAATCGCTGGTTCTGAATATGGTGATTTTGATGTGGTGATTCGTTTTGTAGATCAATCGAAGCTTCCACAAACACCATTCACAACAGAAGATGAAGATCTTCGTCCAAATGTAGTAGAACAATTCAAGTGTAATCTTGATCCTAATTCATCTAGATACATTTCTCGTGTAATTGGCGATAGATACATCACAATTACAGACGAAGGTAAGGTTGTTGTAAACGGTGATTATTCTAATAAGTCAAAATATATTCGTGTTGAAGTAACAGAAGCCGTAAATAACGGTGGTGTTTCCCCTAACCTCGTACCATTTGGATTCCGTGCTCCTAAGTCACCAATTCCATTGAGTTCTGGTGGTGTTGGATTCACACAACCAAGTGCAGCAACTTATGTAGCATCACAAACAGCTGGTGGTGCTTATAACCGTCGTGTGTATTTTGGATTCAATTACGATTTTGCTACAACTGATAACTTCAATTATCTCCGTCCACTGCCAGTTGATTCATACTTGACAACCGGTTCAAACGTAGACTTCTATCTTGGCGATTACAATCAGGCAGCTGGTGCAAACTTCCCATCATCCGCGACGGGATATAGCTCATCAATTGACCTAACTGTAAATACAGCAATTGATACACGTAAGTTCATGCTTCCATTCCAGGGTGGATTTGATGGTCACAAGCCAAATCTTCAAAAGAAAGTTGGTACACATATAGTTGCTGCTAATACACAAGGATTTGACATCTCATCAACTTCAGCTGATGGATATGTATCATACAAGAAGGCAATTGATGCGGTATCTAACCCTGATGAATTTGACATCAATATGGTTGCTACACCAGGTGTTGTTCACTCACTTCATTCACCAATTACAACATACGCTAAGGATGTTTGTGAAGACCGTGGTGATGCTTTCTATGTGATGGACTTGGTTGGTTATAATGATAACATCAACACTGCTGTCTCAACAACAGAAGGATTCGATTCTAACTATGCTGGAACATACTATCCGTGGGTTAAGATTCTTGATTTCGATAGAAACAAGCCAATTTGGGTTCCACCATCAGTTGTTCTTCCTGGTGTTATTGCATTCAATGACCGTGTTGCCGCTGAATGGTTCGCTCCTGCTGGTTTGAATCGTGGTGGTCTTACAGAAG